TGGCATTAGCCGAATCAATCGAATACGACAAGATAGAAGTTGTCGGAACATACAAAGCGGTTCAAGTCCGTGAAGCAACTGTCATCACAAAAGATGGCACAGAAATGGCAAGGTCTTATGAAAGATATGTACTACAAGCTGGTACGTTAGATGCTTCTGACAATTTAGTTGATACGGATATATCAGCAGAACCAGCAGAGGTATCTGCAATCTGCAATGCAGTTTGGACTACAGATGTAAAGGCTGCTTGGAAAGCTAAACTAATAGCAGATAAACCAGCAGAATAATGACAAATCCACTAGACGCACTTATAAAAAAATACGAAGAGCAACTCGTAATGATACAAAAACAAAAAGAAGAAGCAAAAAATGCTTTTGATATTGCTTGTAAAAATGAAGACCGTTATCAAGGTGCAATTTTAGGTGTTAAAGATGCACAGGCTCAATTATTATCTACCGAAAATCAACAGGAAGAAATAAAACCATCAGATGCAAAGTCAGTCAAAAACGATATTAAAAGCTAAAGTATATCTATTTTCTTGAGTTTCATTTATTTCTACTCTATGAGAAAGACCTGACGGAAATATAATTATCGTACCATTGGTATAACCTGGAACGTATTCTGGTGGCATTTTACATTCTAATAAATGGTTTACATCTGTATTTGTAAGTAGCATTGCATCTCTATATCCGTTGTCCATATTGTCAAAAACAAATCTTCCCATCTCAGATCTTTGTTTTATCCATAAAACACCACTTAAAATTGAGTTTGGGTGTCTGTGACTTACATTGTAAGAATTTGCACCATTTATATTTATCCACATTTGAGCTATTTTTAATTTTTTTCCGATTTTAAATTCAAGACATAATTCATTTATACAATTGACCATAGAATCTTGGAAAGGTTTAAATCCATCATCTAAATAAACATCCTTACTTTCTGATTGCCAACCTCCTTTATTTGATATTTTTGCAACTCCTTGATTTTTATTTTTATAATCATCCATCCAATCAACCATTGGTTGTTGTATTTTATTAAAGTCAGGGATTTGACCTGTAACTACTTGAGTAGGAAAAAGATATTCATTTTTGATCTGATACATTAGCCCTTGTCATTATTCCTAAAGTTACATAAAGTGGTGCTAATGCACAGATCCCTGCGAAGGTTATAATAGTTACAGGTACTAATGCTTTTGCAAAGGCTTCTTTAATCATATGCTAAATCGTGTTTGTCAAATTTTAAGTATTCTCTCATTTCTAATGGTAACTTCTGTTATCGGTGGAGGATACATGGGATATAAATATGTAACATCAGAACAATTCCAGACCAAGATGATGAATAAAGTTCTTGGGAATGTACAAGGACTTATGCCTAAAATATTGGATCAAGGCTTACCAGATATGACAGGCCCATCTTTACCCACAACTAAACTTCCTAAGTTCTAGTGAATTGTTGGCATTGTAAAACTGAATTAATCTGGGGTGGTGATCACAGTATGGATGGAGAAGATTATCCAACTACATCTGCTGAATACAGTATGGTTACAAATTTATCTTGTCCTAATTGTCAGTCTTTTGTAGAAGTATATAAACCAAGAGATGCCTACGATTAATTTTATTCCAACAGTAACAATACCTCGCGTTCCAAATATTGTAATTCCAAATCAAACATCGTTACCTAATACAACTCATATAACAAGAACATTACCTCCTATCTTTGATACGCCATGCACAACTGTTAGAAGAGATGGTACAAAAAATAATTCTTTGTTTACAGATGACCCTGCTGGTAATGCATATATCTGTCCTCTTCCTTTCTACGAACCTCTCCAATACAATAAAAAAGATCTTGTACTAATAGAGGAAGAAAAACCTCCAACAAATGTAGAACAGCCTGAGACTGATGCAGACCAACCAGAAGTTCCAAAAGTTCCAGAACAAAAAATACCTTGTCCAGATCCTAAAAAAAATAATCCAAGAATTGGTGATCTAAATGCAAAAGGTACAGAAAAAGTTGTTGGGTTTAAATATATAGAAGAAACTAAGGAATGTGTAGTTCAGTACGAACCTACAACTGTCGTAGAAAAATATCTTCCAAGTATTAATACAGTATCAACAACATTTGCAATAACAATTGTGGCAACAACTGCTGCCACCCTAACGCCTATCTTAAATAAAATTCTTAAACCTGTATTCAAAAAATTAATTGGTACTGCTAAAAAGGCTGTAGGTAAAAAAGGAACGAAATTTTCTGGGAAGAAGCCAATTAAGAGTAAAATTACTTAGAATAAAAAAACCTTATTTATCTTGGCGAAGAATAAGGTGTCTAGGTAGGCAAGTCAGTACCCGTGCTTGTCTGCCGCTAAAAATCTTTTCTTCACAAGGTATAAACATAAGCAAGCTTTTTTACAAGCCCCTTACAAGTCAATCTGAAGGGGCATTTTTTATGATTTTATGAGTATGAGATACATTTTCTATTAACTCAATATCTTGGCAAATTTTTGCCATAGGTGTGCCTAATTTAAAGCGGAACCCATTTTTAAGATTATCTGCACAGGTCTTAGCTCTGCTCATTTCGTAATTTAAACGCTTTGCGGCTAAAGATGCATCATATAATTCGTTTTGCTTTTTCATGGCTTTTTTACATTCTTTTATTGGTCCTTTATCTAATGGAATACTAAACGTAGCAGTAATACCTCCATTTAAAGAAGTATTAGATGATCTCATTCCTGTTCTTACTTTTTCAAAATATAAAATTTCACCTCTATGTCCAGCATCAACATCTCCATCTCCGATGGCAGAATTATTATCATCAAAATCGCCTTCAATATCTCTTGTTGAATAAACTGGACGATCAAAATATGGCTCGTAAGGAGATGAAAAACCATAAGTTGTAGAAAGAAATGGAGAGATATTCAAAGTTGCTCCTTGGCAAGAAATAGTATTCATCTGATATTGGAACTGCCTTGAAGGTACTACTTGTACCGCCTGGTTTACAACTGAGCCACTAGAATTTGAAGTAGTATTGACAGAGTTTGCAAAGACAGGATTACTAAATAAAAATAATAATACAAAGTATCTTTTCATTGGCTAAACGTACTGGTGCTATCACTTACGCTTTCAATATTTGTAGTTCTTTGTATGTGAGTATAATTTACAAGACCTGGCGATTCAAGACTTTCAAAGTAATTAAAACTTGCTCCTTGCTCAACAATAGAAAAATTAGGTTTGTTATCTAAATTAGGTGATACATAAGTAGTTCCAGTTCCTTGTATTGTTGTATTTACTTTTGACCAACCAGCCGGAGATACATTGCCAGTATCACTTTGAACATTACTACCACCTACAGTTAATTGATATCCGGTTCTAAAATCAAAGCTTTTTATGTCTTCAACAACTGTACTTTTAGTTTCAACGTGCTGTTGTAAAACTCCTTGTTGGAAATTTGGAACAACTGGAATAGCGTAGACAGGAGTACTACATAGTAAACACAACCAAAAATACTTTCGCATAAATCATTGAACTATAAGAGTGCTAACCACTTGTCCAACAGCTTCTGTATTTGCGCCTCCGGCAGTTAATGAAATCGCCCCAGCAGTTGAAATTGTTCCGGCAAGGTTTGAAGCTGTGCCTCCAGCGGTACTTGTTACATCAGAAAAATTTGGTACTTCACCTACAGTTGGGGCAGATCCAGCCAAGGCATCGGCTTGACTAAAACTTTGGCTAAATGAAAAGCTATTTGCTGGGACATCTTGTGTAACTGTTAAATCAGGAATGCTTCCAATACCGTTTGAGACTGTTAGACCTCCAACTCCATTAGCAACAGCGGAACCTCCAGCAGTATAGGTTGTATCCACTCCTGTACCGCTTACTGAATAACTAGAACCAATACGATCAGCAGATGTTGTTGCACCACCAACAGTAAGAGAAACACTACTCGTTATTGAATGAGATAGATCTGCATAAACTGGGGCAGAAAACAAAAATAGAAATGGAAGAAGTCTTTTCATTTGCTTGATTTAGGGTCGATTACTTCTGCTCCTTCGATGCGGAGCGGAGTTTCAATTCTAATGGTTTGATAGTTACTTGATTGTTGTGCTAGTAACGCTTCTACTTCTTTTTTATTTAATGGTTTTTCATCAGGTTTGAAAGTGCCATCGCCTCTTTTCTTAGCACCCTCTAATCCAAAACTGGCCAGGGCTCCTGTTAGCAACGAAGCCGGAAAAGTTATATCCTTGGGTTCGTTTGTATAACCTGGTATTGAGATATAATTTAGGCTGACGATAAAACCGCTCCACCCAACCACGACAAGCCTGACTACAACTGAGATAAAGGCAAGTTGCTCTTCTTTATCTTCAATAGTCTCTTTGAGTTTTTTCAATGGACCTTTTTTAACTTCTTCTGCCATAATTATCCTTTTCTGTCATAATAGACATATATTGAGGAATCGTAAAGTGGTTGAAGTAATTGCAGCAGTAGGTGGAGCATTGATGACAGCTTGCTTTGTCTCTGTTGGTTCTGTTTCTTATCGCGGTAGACAATCACGAGATGACCTTGTTCGTAACACAACCGCAATAGAATTATTGTCAACAAAAATAGATGATATGCATGATGATATGAAAGAAGTGTTTCATCGCCTAAAGGAAGTAGAACTAGCAGTAGTAGAAATAAAACCAAGAAGATAAAAAAAAAGACCCCTATTACTAGAGGTCTAGTTCTTGCAGATATCTAGTGTAGCCTAGTTTCCACTAGTTACATACAAGACCCCACACACGCCGATAGATTAGCATAAAAAAAGCCCCCTGTTTG